ACGTTGCCGCCGACTGCGCTAGCGCCACCGCCACCACCTGCGCCTGCTGCCTGCGTTGCACCGCTTCCGGTTGCTACACCGTTGCCGCCGTTATTGCCTTGCGACGGCGATGTGGCAGGCGTATTGCCTGCCGCTCCCGCCGAACTGCTTTCGACTTGCGACAGACCACCGCCACCACCGGATCCTCCTATACGCGCCGCATTAGCGCCCGTTGCCTGACGCCCGCCGCCACCGCCGCCCGTTGCGATGATCGTTGCGAACTGCGATGCGGAACCGTCAACGCCTGGGCCGATGGATGCGCCGCCTCCACCCGCACCAACCGTGACCGCATACGACGATCCGCTAGATAGGGTCAATGTTGCGGCACCGACGTTGGTGCGGTATCCGCCTGCGCCACCTCCGCCGCCTGCGCGTCGCGAGCTGTCGCCTGAACCGCCGCCCCCACCACCCGCCACGACAAGGTACTCGACGTCGTAACCGCGAATCGCGCTCCCGAAGAACATGCGCTGTGTCGTGAACATCAGGGTGTGTAGTCCTGCACGATGGAGCCGTACCAGTTCGTGCCGTCCGCGACGAACAGCAGGATGTCCATGCGTCCCGCCGTCACCGTGATCGTCGGTGCGCTGCCGCCTGCCCACTTCACGTCCGTGAACGTCGCGGAGCCGTTGCCCGTCGCGGCAGGCTGACGCAGGAACAGCGTGAACGACTTGCCCGCGATGGAGTCGGGCATGGCGAACGTGGTCGCCGTCGATGCGGTCAGCGTTGCGGTCACGACCGTCGCGCGGTCAATGGTGATCTTCTGCGTAGCGCCGACTGTGCCGAGCGCAAGCACGCCCTCGGTGTACGACGCGAGCCGCGCGTTGCCCCGGATGCCCAGCGTCTCGAACTCGGGATTGACAAGCACAGGTGCGCCGCCGGGACCGCGCGGACCTGCGGGACCGCGTGCGCCCTTCTCGCCGGGTTCGCCCTTCTCGCCCGGTTCGCCTTGGTCGCCCTTGTCGCCCTTAGGTCCCTGCGGACCCACGATGCTCTGACCGTCTGCGCCGTCGCGTCCGGGTACGCCCTGCTCGCCCTGCGGACCCTGCGGACCCACGGGACCGACTGGACCCACCTTGATCGTGGTCAGCGCCTTCTGCGCCTCCGCAGCGAACTCCTGCGCGTTGTCGGCTGCGAGCCGCGCGCGCTCGGCGCGCTCCGCTGCCTTCTTCGCTAGCACCGCAGCGAGAAGCGTTGCGTTTACCTCGGGCGTCTGGTTCGTGTCGCTCACTTGGTCGTGTCCTCGTCGTTGAGAAGGTAATCGAGCATCTTGGCGTTGCTGACCGCTACGGGGTCAAGGCTCTTGGTGACCGTCGCAAGCAGCGTGTCGATGGCCTTGCGGTCGCTCGCCTCGTCGCGCCCGTCGATGAGGTTGACGTACTCCGCGATGGCCGAGCGTGTCGCCGACTTCTCGCGCGCACGGTCGATCTCATCCTGCTTGCGCTGCGCCCACGCCGCACCTGCCGAATCGGCGTCATTGGGGTCGCCGCCCCACAGCATCCACGCAATCGCGCCTGCGGTGGGGTAGCCGTCCTCGCCCGACTGCGCACCCTCGGCGTCAAGGTCAACGCGGTGACGGCTGAAGTACGACGCCATGCGCCGGATCGTCTCTTCCGAGAGGTTGGCGCGGTTGGAGATGTCGCGCGCACGGGCGACGCCGACCTCGGTCCCGCCCCGGTTGAACTCGGCGCGCAGTTCCAGTCCACGAGCGGCGAGCCGTGCCATCTCCTCGGTCGGTCGCGTGTCCACGTCGCCGATTGCCTTGGCGGGATCTGCCTCGCCCCACGCCTTCCCCTCGCACATGGAGATGGCGATGGCGATTGCCTGCTCGCGCGGGTAGCCCTCGTCGAGAAGGGTTCGGATCTTGTCGCTGACGCAGTCGTCGGACTTCGTGGCAGGCGCTGGCAACGACAGACGCTTGGACGCCTGCACAGGCTCCACAGTGGGATCTTCCCACGCCTGCGCCTGCGGCTCCGGCATGACGCGCGGCGCGCCGAAGGGCAACGCAACGCCGGGGACGCCCTGTGGCTGTCCGCCGAGTGGCTGACCGTTCACGTACAGGCGATCCGCTGCGGCGTCTTCTGACGGCTCGTAGCCGCTCTCGATGCGTGCTTCGTTCGGCGTCATCCACCCGCCCGCGACTGCGGTCTGCCGCTCGACCAGATCCTGCTGACGATCCGCAGGCACCGGGTTGTCGTACGCAAGGTAGGCGTCATCCTGCAGCCCGAACAGGGGCAGCAACTTGGCGTTCAGCGTCTCCTCATCGAGACGGCAGATAGGCGCGATGGTCGATTCACGCCACTGCGCGTAGCCGGACTTGGACGCTGCTAGGTTCGGATCGTTCGCCTTGAGCATGGAGACGGGGACGCCGAACACCGCCGCGATTTCCTCCACGATCTCATCGCGTCCCGCCAGATCCTTGGTGGGGAACGACAGCGGCTTCATGTCCACATCTCCGGACATGGCAAAGAACTTGCCTGCCTTGCGCGTGCCTTGCAGCGCCTCGCGCACCTTCGTCTCAAAGCGGTCCAACTGCTCGCGCCCTGCGCTCTTGACAATGATGGCGTAGTCGGGTCGCGCCATGTTCTCAAACATGGACAGGTCCATGTCATGGATAGCGGCGTTCTGCTGGATCACGCCCCACGCAGCCTCCACCTTGCCCATCCCGTACAGCAGGGACTTGGGGTTGGGACGGCGGAAGTGGATGACCTCATCCGTCGCAAAGTCCATCTCGGTTTGTGCCTCGACGCCGTAGCGGTAGCCCGCAATCAGGCCGTCCGTGGACGGGATGACCTTCACGTACTGGCTTGGCATCGTCCACAGTTCGGCAGGCACGCCAAGGTCACCAAACACCGGGTGCAGGTAGGCGTTGCCCGTCAACTCCAAGAACAGGATGCGGCTGATTGCCAGCCCGAATCCGTCGTCCATGCTGTTTGCCTTGCGCAGCACCTCAAGCACGGGGTGATCGAATGACACTTCCTCAAAGTCCCCGGCAATCGCCTTGCGCATGACCGACCGCGACGGCTGCACGGCAGTGTCACCCATCAGGTACGCTTTGCGGCGCTTGGGGACGGGTCGCGTGTCGTACAGGCGCTTGGCACCCGGCTTGGACCGTACGTACAGCCGCAGCGGGTTGGCTGCGACCGCTTGCGCGTTGATCGTCGCGGCTGCGTAGATCCACGACGAGTAGTGCCGGACAGCCGCGTGGTAGTTGAACTGCGGCTGCTTGGGACGCCCTGCGCGGTCCATGACCGTCACGGATGCGTCCACGTACTTGTCGGGGGTGTCCTGCCGCTTGCGGAGGAAGTCAAAGAGTCCCATGCGCTAGAAGATCCGTATGTCGAGGGTTGAGGACCGGGCGAACGACAGGTGACGCACTGCAAGCGCCAGCGCGCAGACGCCGTCATCGTGCAAGCCTGCTGGCGCTTCATAGCGTACGCCTGTGCGGGTGTGTTCGTAGCCAAACGTCTCCAACTCCGCGCGCAGCCAGCCGTCAGGGAAGCCGATCCGGCCTTCGTGGATCGCAGACGCCAAGCCTTCCATCAGTTGCTGCTTGCTGCCTGCCGTGAACTTGAAGCCCTCGACGCATGGCATCGTCCGTTGCAGGTCTTCCACGATGGGGTCGCCTACGCCTGTCGAATCGATCAGCGCTGGAGTATCACCGATGATCCGTTTCAGGCGTTCCTTGGTGTCAGCCCACTGTCCCTGCCACCGCTCAAGCGCCGCCACCTTGCCGTCCTCATCGAGTCCGCAAGCCACCGTCCAGTCCTGCGACTTGGCGAGATCGACGCCCCAGACGGCGACAGCCTTCCGGCTAGGTTCGGCTATGCACTTGGCTATCGCGTCGATGGAGAAGGGACAGCCGCCATCGTCGCCGGGTTCAGCCAGATACAACTCCTTGAACACATGCGGCGGCAGGTCGCGCTGCGCGGCTTCGACTTCCTCGCGCTTGACCACGCCGCCTGCCACCGCGTCCCATGCCGTCAGTCGGTGGTAGCCGATCTCGCCTGCAGGCTCGGACAGTCCGCGCATGGCGAGTTTGTGGACCCAGTTGGACCGTCCGCGCACGTTGCCGATGATCCGGACGGGTCCGCGCGTGGCGGTCAGCGTCGAGCGCACGGCGTGCCACGATTCCTCGCGCATCCGGGTTGCCTCGTCCAGCACAGCCCCATACACATCCTCGCCGTACAGGTTGTCGGGATCGTCGCCGGACTTGAACCAGATGCGCGACCCTGCGCCGACCTCTAGCCACATCTCGGTATCGTGCGAGCGCCAGCACTTCTTCAGCGGGTCGGCGCTGCGAAGCCATGCCTTCATCCGGTCAAACGCAATGCGGGACTGCTGGTAGACCGGGGCGACCCACCAGTATGCATGTCCCGGCACGGGGTCGTTCCACGCATGACCGAGCAGCCAGATCATGCACCCGGCGGTCTTGCCGCACTTGGTCGCAGCCTCAATGACGCTGATCCGGCGCGGGTCGTGTACGGCCTCGTACTGCCGACCGTACAGCGCAGGCAGTTTCAGTTCCATCAGTCCCGCCGCTCAAACACCACGGGCTTCAGTTCGTACCGCTCGGTTGCCTTCCCGTCTTCAAGCCTGTCCATCTTGTCCACCTGCACGGCGCTGTCCACGTTGTCCTTGTGCATCGCGGTCAGCACC